CACCGGTACTGACCACAGTGAGGCTGAAGTCATCCTCTCTGCCATTGCGGCAGGGGACTATCAGCGTGGTAAAGTGCTTTGTGATGCATTTGCCCGACCCGAGTTCGGGTCGGCACCCGCTTACTTTGCCAGGAAGCAATTTACCGCTCTTCTGACAAAAGTTCCCTTTACTGGGAATTCGTCTAGCCGCCAGCGTAAGTCTCTGTCTGATTTCTTTCAGGCAGAACTCCGCTGTCGGCTGACAAATAAGCGCCTACGGTTCTTCTCGAAGCATCCGAATAGGATGCCAGAGGTTGTGAGGGTAGTTTATACCCGGGCTCGTGGGATGGTTCACCGTGTCCTGGGGGTCCTTACGGACTCCAAACTAGATCGGATTATTGATTCTAGCAGGCCCGGTGGCGGTGTTAGCATCGGGACACATAACCGTTTCCGTGTTTCCTTGCCTTTTAAGCTCGGAGATACGGACCTCGCGGTTACAGATCGGGCAAGAAGTTATGCCCGAATGCTGGTCGAGGGGTCTCCTGCTTGGCTTCAGCTTCACGCTGAAGTCGACTGGGAAAAGAGACGGTATAGTGTTCCCTATGTCACAGCTGAAAGCAATCGGATTACGTTCGTCCCTAAGGACGCGCGTTCTCTTCGCACTATAGCCATCGAGCCGGCTCTTAACGTCTGCTTGCAACTAGGGGTTCATTCCTATATCGCAAGTAGGCTTAAAGAGTTCGGTAATGACATCGAGGATCAGTCTCGGAACCAGAAGTTGGCTCTTCGAGGCTCCTTAATGCCATTGGGTGATAGCGTTTCCACCCTCGACCTGTCCCAAGCATCTGACTCGCTCTCAACAGAGCTTGTCAAGTGGCTGTTACCCTGGGATTGGTTCCTCTTCCTTGATGATATCCGGTGTCATACCGGTGTTATTAAGGGGGAACATGTCTGCTACGAGAAATTTAGCAGCATGGGGAATGGCTTCACGTTCTCTTTAGAGACCTTGATCTTTTGGTCTCTTTGTGAAGCGGTGCGTTCCCTCACGGGTGGTGCTGTCTCCAGTTGTTATGGGGACGACATCATCATTGAGGATAATGGCGCACTTCTTCTCCTTGAGGTCCTCCGATTCAGCGGTTTTAAGGTTAATCCCGAGAAATCGTTTGTCTGTGGACCTTTCAGAGAGAGCTGCGGTGCCGATTGGTACTGTGGGTTACGTGTAACTCCTCAGTATATACGGACGGTCACCTTACGGTGCACGGACGTGTATAATTTCCTTAATCGCTTAGACCCCATATTTAACCATGGACTAGTCCGCGATTATCTACTCTCATGTCATCGAGAGAAGGAGCCGGTACTTTACGGCTTGGAGAATGAGGATACTTCTTCTTGTCTGTTCACCTCCTTTGACTACGTTAAGGGTGGTGGATTGCTCAGGTGGAAGTCCGATTGGCAACGGTGGACCTTTAGCGGATGGACATTTTGTCCGGAAGTCGAAAGGGTACCATCGTTGCTTGCCTATGCGGCCGCTTTGAAGGGGTCGCGTAGTTCGGAGTCACGTTACCAACTAAGAGGCCGGGGTAAATTCCGGATCCGTTGCTTTACTCAGGGGATTAACCCTGGCCTGCCCAGACTGTTTGTCTGAAGCGGGGGAGCTGTATTGCTCCAAGGGGCA